AAAGCACTGGGAACTTTATCAGCATCAGTTGCGCATGGCGCGGAGGATCGTAGCATGAATGATCCTACTGGAATAGGTCAAATAATTCTGGAAGAAATTATAAAACAAGGTATGATTAAACTATCATACCCAGAGGTAAATGAGCCGTGCGTGTTTGTTTGGAATGCAAATAGCGAAGAACAACTAGAGGCAATAGTTGACAGAAATATTTTCGAATGGCGACATCTAGCTATTAATAGACAAAACGAAATCAACGAACTCCAATCAAAAAATACGGAGCTACTAAACCGTATATCAGATCTTCAGACAAAGATTAATCGCCAATGAGAAAACTACTCCTAGTTCTTCAGTTTTCTCCGGGGGATAGAGAAGTAGCATTTGCGCTCACTCGGCTCATCCTAGACCTAGAAGATGGCGTGTGCCCCTACGCAGACTTCATGTTTAGCGCGGCCTACGGAACAAAGCACGATCTATCTCTTGTCGAGCTAGCCAAAAAGAAGTTCGCTAACGTCTACACACATGCCTGCAATGATGCTGTGACTGGATGGCCTGCTGGTCCTAACGCTCAGATTAGAGAGGTTGTCTCGGACGTATTCGTAGGTCACCGAGACAGGGGCTGGGATTACGCGGCGTTCATGCTCATGGAACCGGACTTCGTTCCTCTTAGAAAGACCTGGATAAAAGAGATCTATGATGAGTGGCATCATGGAGGAAGCCAGCAGATCCTTGGGGCTTGGATGAGTTCTGGGATGTTCTGGTGTTACTCCGAGCACATCAATGGAAACATGCTGATCGATCCACAGTTTGTTAAGGAAAACAAATTTTTTAGAACGCACGCGAACGGATCATGGGATACCTATCAGGCCCCGATTATTTTGCCAAAGGCCCGCGCAAGTAAATTGATTTGGAACGACTATAGGATCAATAGCGTTCATAACCCGCTTCCCAAAGGAGTCACGCTTGAGCAATATCTGTTCTCGGCTAAGAGGTATCCCAACAATCATCCGCTGAGAGACCAAGAGATTCACCCGGTTTATTTTCACGGCAGCAAAGGCTTTGAAGCCATTAACGTTGTAAGAAAAAAACTACTACCCACATGATTAACAGCAATCACCGCAATCCACTTATGGAGCCAGACGAACAAGAATCAGAGAACGGATGGAAGACTCGATCGGAGACATTGCAGTCTCAGGTCGATGTTCTCACGAAAGCGCTAGACGACGAAAAGAAAAAAACACAAGACAAGGAAGCTACAGCGAAGGCGCTCTGTGACGCTAGCATTGCGATGGCACAGAAAGACCAAGAGATTTGGAACCACAAAGACTTTAGATCGGTCTTTGCACTGGCAGACGCACAGGGATTTCGCTACAATGGACCAATGATCACAGAAGCAGGAAAAGCTTTGGTGGCCGCGATTCAGGAATTTCAAAAAGCCTGGAAGTAAGATGCCGACTAGGTACGCATTCAGACAGGTCGAAGCAAGTCCTAGGAATGAGCCAGCGAACAACTGGATGCCGGATCAGGCTACGATTAAGACGAAGATTGAAGCAACTGGGCCTACCACTGGATTTGCAGTAGGCCAGCATGCTACGTCGGTAGCAGGATTTCTGGCTGGTGCTAGTTCTCCTGCTGGTCAGATATGCACAGATATTTTTGTAGAACACTCTTCGTGGTTTAAAGGAAAGCCGTGCTTGGGGGATGGCCGGATTTGGTTTAAGTCGGACGCGCAGCCGGTGAATCCGTTCCCGGTCATGATGCCGTATGACTTAGATCCTGGGATTAGGATCGTGATCAACTGTTCGTTTGGAGATAACGTGGCGAAGGATTCAGTGACGGGCTATCCGGCTGGTACTTCGCCTGAACAGAACACCTTTGCGCGGCTCAAGGATTACTTGGATAAAACGAATCAGGTGTGCTGCGCGGCGCTGCCCGATCTTGGCATGCTATACTCTGGTGGATATCTCCAGAATTTTCCAGCGTATTCACCTGAAGTTATTGCGGTTGGGTCGGCTGACTATGGGCATGAAGCTCCAGATGGGAGACAGCCGGATTGTGTGGCCTATGGCTACACGTCACTTACCTGTCCTCAGGTGGCCGCGATTGCGCTTCGGCTGCTCTACGAAGCAGACAGAATTGGCTACGCGATAAAGCGAGAGGAAGTTAAAGACTTGATCTTACGCGGATGTGTGAAAGTTAATTCGCCCTACACTCAGGGAGCTGGAGTGATTAACTTTAAAAACACAATGGACCTTTTTTCCAAGGAATTCTCAGGATCACACGCTACCATGAACACGACACTTTTAGACACAAGTTTTCAAACGCCTAACGTTGGAACTGGAAAGACCGCCTATGTTTACAACCCGAAAGGCTCAGCTTGGACGTTTAGCGAAGGATCTGGGCTTACGGGATCTGGCTCGGATTTCACGAGCGGCAATGAGGACGCCGGGCAGGTAGCGTTTATCCAGAATCAGGGATCTATCAGTCAGACGATTACGCTCGCGGCTAGAACGTATGTTTATGGGTACAAGTGGACCAACCGAGCAAACTGGGGACAGTCAAATCAGATCGATATCAAGCTCAATGGAAACGTGATTCAGACTACTCCTATTAAGAGCGGCCCAGCCTATTCAGTAGGTGGAGGATCGTTTTCGTTTCAGGGCGGAACAGCACAGATCTCTCTTGTTGGTAAAGCTACCGGAGGAGATGCAACGTGTTTCTTTGCTCAATTCACAATCGGAGCACAAACGGATGACGACAAGCGTAAGGCTTTAGCAGTACAGTTCGGAGGAGTCTATGATCCAGTGGGAAGGATCTACGCTATTCCTTCGGACAAGATTCAGGCGTTTGCTCAGGCGCTGAGCTACGCTGGGCTCTAGTCTCGCATTCGGCTCCGCTCAAACGTTTTATTTCCTTTCGCGGATAGCGCGGTATATGACGCATGAAGCTCCGGCTAGACCTTGCCAGTAACCGAAGAAGTGTGGCCAGTCCACGTAGCCTAGATAGTGACAGTAGAGCTTAGCGAGTAAAGCGACCCATTGTCCGCAGCAGAAAACACAGGTGACTAGATCATTGACAAACTTAACGCCCGAGAACAGGTCGCGGAACCAAGCGAAGATCTTATCGTAGACGATCAGTTCTGAAACGCGGAAGACAGCGAGCGCGGCCACAGTGAAGACAAACCAGTTCATTGATTTTTCGGCGGCTGTTTAATGGTCTGGTCTGGAGGAAGGTACACACCATATTGTGTTCGATCTCTAAGTAGCGCTCTTGCGTTATCCAATTCCTTGACAGTTTTATCGTACATTGCCTTACGTTCTTCCATTAGTTTCCGGTAGGAGTCTCGTTCTTCAACCAATTCCTGAACCTTCTTTACAAGCTGAGTGGACAGGCTCTCTCCTTCTGGAATATTAAGCAGCTTTCTAAGCTCAGGAAAGTTGCACTCCTTAAGGACGCTAGCAAGATCGTTGCGTTGAGCTTCTATGGCTCGCGGCACGCTGTTCTCTTCCAATGCGATTATATCAGCTCGGAGCTTAGCTATTATATCGTTTAGCTCATTCACGCATTTGTGGTCCTCACTATTTTCTTCTACCTGGGCCTGCAAGTCTTCCCGCTGGCGCAAGAGTTCTATGATAATATCTTTGTCCGTGATCATCGGTAGCGCCTCCCTTTTCTACGACTGTGATATGCCTCATCTCTCTTATCCTGGTAGTACACAACGATCGCCGTAAGTGGAAATAATATCCCGATCATAACCACGGTAGCAATCCAGTGAACTGCGCTATTCTTCGGCGTCGTATCAGCAATCAGGCCAGCCAGCACCATGACGATAAACGCGGCCACAAATAGGTAGAACCAATGCATAAAAATCCAGTATTTCATGTCAACCCCACAATCTGTTTATTTAATGTCCGAGACTGTTCATTAAATGTCTTCAGATCTGATTCGAATTTATCCTGTCTAATCTGCCTGTACAACGTACCGTACATTTCATCCAGTTCTTTCCTTATAGCCTTAGTCTTCTCAAAAGTAACTGCCCAGTTAACGTCTATGCTCGGCCTAGTCGCGGCCATTCCTCGGCACGTTTCGATCATCCATGACATTGCTTCATCTGCTTTCTGATATGCAAAATAGATCGCATCTTCTAATTCTTTTTCCCTTGGCGTTCTTTCCGTGCTCATGTTCCAGCCTCCTGATCTACGCCTGCTACTTCGTGTTTTTTGTTCATAAGTTCGTTCTTCTTGGCTATCTTCCAACTCTCAAACGTTGGCAAATCCCAGCTCACCATCCCGGCTAATAATCTCTCCATTCGGTCAATCTTCTCCGCGTCCTTCAGTATTCCCGATGTTAGCGCCTGGATCTTCCTCCTGAGCTCAATGTTCTCTCTGGCTAGTAGGCTTGGATCTGATTCAGACTTACGTTCGGCCTTAAGCTTGGCAGAATCAGCGAGAATATCCCGATTTTCACCTATCAATCTTTTTATCGTTTTATCCGCTTCTTCAAGCTGCTCTCTAAGTCTATCAATCCTTTCGGCCACTCGATCATCCGACTTGCTTGGCTCAGAAACACTAACAGGCATCACCGGCTCGGCGCACTCTCCGATTGCCACGCAATCCAGCTTCCTCGCCATCTCCGGCGTCACCCTCTTCCTATACAGTATCTTCTCCGGTCCCTTTGGTCTTCCTGTTTTCATGCTCAATATGTGCTCAGAATGTGCTCAATATGTCAACACTTATTTGGCTCAATAATTCATCATGGTCCATCCAGAGCATGTTCTAGACTTTCCGAGCACAACATGTCTCACCCTTTCCTTGTGTACCCCTATGTGTTTAGACGCCGAATAGATGCTCGGAAAAACATAGCTTATCCCAGTCGGGCTCCTCATCCAAAACATCTTCCTAGTATTTCCTGATATGTGAACATCTCCTTCATAAATAGTATTTTGCATTTTAACACTCTTTCCTCTATATCGACCGCTTCCACCTGTGCTCAGGTTGTATTTGTCCGCGTACCTCTCCTGCCATTTCAGTTCGTGCTCAACAAGTTCTTCCGACTTACAGTGCTCAAGAACTTCGAAGCTGAATGACGCATCCCCGTACTTGTCATAATCTGCCTGCATTTCTTTCACGCTATGCTGCTTCGTTTTAAACATCGTCTCATGGTGTTTCTTCCTGGCCATCAAATCCTCACTACTACCAACGTAACAACGGTTTGTGCCCCAACACATGATCCGGTAAACTCCACTTTTGTCTTTCAGTTTTAGATTCATAGTCCCCTATGTTTTATTTGTATGCTCATTATGTCAACCGCTTTCCATAAAATAAAATTTTGTATGCTCAAAAACTAAACCCGTAGGCCCTATTTTTTTGGATCAAAAACAGTTTCCTATCTGTGTGTAGGACGGAGGGTTACTTATTTAACCATAGGGGTGCAGCCGGGGGTGGTGGGGGTGGGCGGGTGGTTGGTCGGGGGGAGGAACGGGAGGGGAGGGACGATACGCAAGCACGTAGGGCATCGATGGTTACGCAAGGATGGACGGGCAGACTCGGGCCGGTTCGAGTCGGGCACAGTTCGGCCTTGATCCGGCTTGGAACCAGGGACGGTTCGTTTCTTAACCGGTTGACTTGTAACGTTTTAACATGGAACCAGTCGGGTTGGCTTGACGGGAAGTTTGCGAGGTGACAAGCCACAGGAGGGAATACCGAAATATTTGAGGCGAACGCAGCAGCGTGAGAGGGGGCTCGCTGACGCGAGGGACAGGAGAAAAGGCTAAGCGTGGGGATTAGCTCTAGAGGGGACTCTGCTGGCTGACTACGTCAGGCCCTACGGGGTCAGAGCGACAGGGATTCGCCTAGGACTAGCAGCCAAGGCTTTAGCGTCTGGCTTACGTCTAAGCCGCGATTTGGGCGCGAGTTGCACGGCTAGATCGGGCTAGTTAGCAGGGGGGAACGGCTAGGCTTGCAGATGTAAGCGCGGCGCGGATCGGGCGTGACTCCTGACATCCTACTGACATTCCCGGGGTAAAACGGCGGGTATTTCAACGTTGAATAGTTTGATGTCAAAGCATTCTAGGGCAATCCGATGCACTTGGGAAACGACATGACATGCGCTATACTCGCTTGTAGGTCGCTAGTCTTAGCGTTTGTGCCGCGAAACGGGAGACTAACAGCAAAGCACTAAGAAATATCTTAGCGGTTAACGCGTTGAACAACGGATTGTTAGATATTTCCATATCGTGACGTAACGATTGAGCTTCAAGCGGGACCCGCTTTGTGCGATATTAGGGATGTTGAGCAAAACGCTTAACCCTAAATCGACTAACTCAAATGAACCGTTTCATAAACTTCTCACAGCAAGAACTCGAAGTCATTCAACTAGCCCTGGCTCAGCTTCCCAAGACTGACATACTTATTCAGCATTACGAGGCATTCTCCCAAATGCGTTGGGATTTAAACGAGGAAGTTCGCGAGAATATGCGCGCACCTAACACGGTTGACGGATCCCATTTCGGCGAGCGTCGCGTGATTCGTCCTAGTCGTTTCGTTTCAGAGTACTAAAACCCAAGCCACAAACCTATCCATTGCCCGCTGAACTCTTAGGAGTCAGCGGGTTTTCAGGTGTCAGGTTAGTTAGTCGATCGCTCCCTAGTCATGACGCATAAACGCTCAGCTAGGGAGCAAGGCTAGCTCGCTTGACCCTTTAAAAATCGACTGACTATGAAAAACGACCCTTATTTCACAACCGCCCGGTTCAATAGTATTTGCCCCGAAACGGGCAAGGAAATCAAGAAAGGCGACGAAATCGCTTACTATCCACGTGATAGGAAAGCATTCCACAAGTCAAGTAAGAGCGCGGACAACGTTCGAAACTTAGAGTTCAACTCTTCTTTCGGTATGGCTGATGCCAATTGGTGATTCTTTTCTCTAAAGCAACCGACAGTACAACCGATAAACAAACTCATGAACGCTCTCTACTCTAACTCTCAACTAGAACGCCTCATCTCTGACGGCACAAAGCTGGCCGCGATTGACGCGGTAACTCTCTTAGAGTCAGGCTTTACTGTTGCCGCGAAAGCTATGGTTAAGGACTATGGCTTAACCTATATCGACCTGGTTTTCGCTGGTCAGAAGCTGAAGAACTCCGAGCATGTTTGCAAGGCAGAAGCATTGCAACTCCTGGATTTGCTCAGCACGAATAGGGCTCGGCTACTTGCACTACGCGAAGCGCAGAAAGGAGCTTACGCGCTATGAAAGATTTCGACTCAATTCGCAAACAGAATGAAACGCTAGTAGCCGCGCTTCAACGAATAGACGAGACTTACGATAAAGTACTTCGCTTCCCTCTTCCTTGCGATCTCATTAGCGCAATTCTTAAGGCTCGCGCCGTTCTCGCGGTTCATGGCCTAACTAATCCTCAGCACGTCCTAAAATGAAATCTAAAGTCGAAAGAACATTATTTGAGCAAGTTTTAGATCAAAATATCGCGCTTAGAAATGCACTAGAGGACGCAATAGGCTGGATTGAATGCGAAAAACAAGCTGGCGGCTTACAGGTAGACCCAAAACACCTTTTGAAAAGACTAAAAACGGCCCTTAAAAAAGCAACCCGATAAGCCATTTCGAAACCATTCTTTGCAGTGGTTTCTTTAATGCCTAATCACGGGCAGAGCTCAACAAACAAACAAATGACAACAGACAAATCTTACAACGGTTACACGAACTACGAGACTTGGGTCGTTAATATGTGGCTTGATAACGACCAAGGCATGCATGATTTCTGGCTAGAGAACGCTAGTGCCGCGCTTGAAAACACAGAAGACCAAGAAGGCGAATTCGATGTGGATCAAGCAGTATCAGACCTAGAGGATAGGCTCAAGGAAGAACACGAAGAAAACTTGCCTGAGATTACTGGATTCGCTGCGGACCTACTGAACGCGGCTATGTCGGAAGTCAATTGGAGCGAGATTGTACGTAGCTTGGTAGAATCTGCTGTGGAGGCTGTAAAGTCATGAGCACACAGCACACAAAAGGCCCATGGCGCGAGTATGCCACGGTTTTACATTCAAAACCAAGGCTTAAAGAGATTCACATCGTTGCCCTAGATCGTACAGTTTGCTGTACGTACTCGGACACTCTAAGCGAAGGAGAAGAAGAGATTCAAGAAGCTAACGCACGCCTAATTGCAGCAGCACCGGAGCTCCTAGACGCTCTTAACGAATGTATGGCATGGCTTGATAGACTAGTTGAAAAACATGGAGAATACTATAGGGGGCCACAGTTAGCTTTATGCAAAGCAGTAGACGCAATCTCAAAGGCATCGGCAGCGAAACCCTAGCTCATTGGCTAGCCGCAAGCGACTGCAAGCTAATCCACGCAGAGGCATAGAGTCTAATCTCAAACCATTCCCTAGCCTCGCTATCTCTACGGAGACGCGAGGCTTTTAGGTGGAGATATTCTACTCTAAATAAAAATATGCGATAAACGAAAACCAAAACTGTCGATTGTT